AGAGAAAAGTACAGGTAGAACTGCTGATGCATACCAAAAAGATTACAGGGTAAATATTACAGGTGCTTTTCCTGTTGATATAAGAGTAGTAAGGGTAACTGCTGATAGTACATCAGCATCACTAATAAATGCATTTCAATGGACAAGTTTTGCAGAAATAATAGACGATAAACAAACTTACCTTAATAGTGCATATTTATCTTTACGTTTAGACTCTCAACAATTTAGCTCTATACCAAGAAGAAAATACAGAATAAGAGGTGTAAAAGTAAGAATACCAGGTGCAGGTGCTAATAGTTCTGGTACACCAACTGTTGATAATGCTACTGGCAGAATTGTATACCCTAATGGCTATATATTTAGTGGTGTTATGGGTGCAGCTACATATACAAATTGCCCTGCTATGGTTTTATTAGACTTGTTAACTAATAGTAGATATGGTCTAGGAAATCATATAACAGATGCATCATTAGATTTGTTTTCTTTTGTAAGTGCATCAAAATATGCAAATACACTTGTAGATGATGGCTTAGGTGGTCAGGAAGCTAGATTTTCTTGTAATGTGCTTTTACAATCTGCAGATGAAGCATTTAATTTAATTAATGACTTGTCAGGTGTAATGCGTTGTATGCCTATCTGGTCAGCAGGTGCTATGACGATAACGCAAGATAAACCAACAGATGCTAGTTATTTGTTTAATTTGTCTAATGTAACTGATAATGGATTTAACTATACAGGTAGTGATTTAAAACAAAGACATAGTGTAGTAAGTGTTTCCTACTTTAATATGGACACACAGGAAATAGATTTTGAAGTTGTTGAAGATACTACTGCTGTTAGTAAGATAGGTGTTAACTTAAAGCAAGTAAAAGCATTTGCGTGTACATCAAGGGGTCAGGCTGCAAGATTAGGTAGAGCAATATTATTTGCAGAACAAAATGAAAGCGAAGTAGTAAATTTTACAACATCAATAGATAGCGGTTTTGTAGTTAGACCTGGTTCTGTTATAGAAATAAATGACCCTGTAAGGGCAGGTGTACGTAGAGGTGGAAGGGTAAATGCAGCTACAACAACAACCATAACTGTAGATGATACTGCTAATACTGATTTACCTACAACAAACAACCCTACAATTAGCGTTATTATGCCTGATGGCACAGTAGAAACAAAAAATATTACAGGTATATCTGGTGCTGTAGTTACTGTAGATAGTGCATTTAGCACAACACCTAATGTTAATACAATTTGGTTAATACAAGATACAACAGTTGTTGCACAAAAATTTAGGGTAGTAGCTGTAGAAGAACAAGATGACGTTAAATATACAATTAGTGCTTTATCTTATGTACCAGAAAAATATGCATTTATAGAAGATGGTACTGCACTACCCACAAGAACAGTATCAATACTAAACCAACCTGTAGACCCACCTAATAATGTTGTTGCTAATGAAAAGATAGTAGTGATAAATAATCAGGCGGTAGCAAAATTAATAATTAGTTGGCAGCCAATTACAGGTGTAACACAATATCAGGTTAACTATCGTTTTAATAATGGTAACTATACATCACAAACAGTAAGTAGACCAGATTATGAGATATTTAATACAGAAAAAGGTGTTTATGAAATACAAGTGTTTGCATATAATGCATTATTAGAAATTAGTGCAACATCATCTGATTTAACATTTAATGCTGTTGGTAAAACTGCTGTACCTGCAAATGTGAGCAACCTTACAGCAGAACCAATATCAGATAAATTAATAAGACTTAGGTGGGATTTATCTACAGATGTTGACGTTACACATGGTGGTAGGGTCTATGTACGTCATTCTACAAAAACAGATGGTAGTGGTACATTTTCTAATGCAGTAGACCTTATAGAAGCATTAGCAGGTAATACAACAGAAGCTACTGTACCTAGATTGGAAGGTGAATATTTACTAAGGTTCGCTGATGATTCAGGAATATTAAGTGCTAGTTCTACTTCTATAATTTTAGATTTACCAGATACACAAGGCTCTTTATTAGCACAGACAAGAAGAGAAGATACAGATAGTCCTAAATTTCAAGGTACAAAGACTAATGTGGCATTTGATGCAACTACAAATAGTCTAAATCTTGTAGGTGGTGGTAACTTTGATGATATTACAGACTTTGATGCAGTATCTTCATTAGATGATTTTGGTGGCATTGTACCTTTAGGTACTTATGATTTTGCAACAACATTAGATTTAGGTGCTGTATTTTCTGTTGACCTACAAAGACATTTTTTAACAGAAGGTTTTTTACCTAGTAATTTATTAGATGCAAGAGGTTTAATAGATGACTATACAGATTTTGATGGTACAGAGGCTACCGCAGTAAATGCTGAACTACTTGTAAGAACAACACAAACAGACCCATCTGGCTCACCTACATATACTGCATTTCAAACTTTTGCTAATGGTACATATAAGGCAAGAGGTCTACAATTTAGAGCTAAATTAACAAGTAGTGACCCTGCACAGGATATAAAAGTTACACAACTAGGTTATACAGCTACATTTCAAAGAAGAACAGAACAAAGTGCTACAGCAATAAGTAGTGGTGCAGGTGCTAAAAGCATTACATTTGATAAACCATTTTTTACAGGTACTTCTGCATTAAATGGTGTAAATAGTAGCCTACCTTCTATTGGTATTACTGCACAGAATATGGCTAGTGGTGATTATTTTGAAGTAACAAGTGTATCTGGAACTGGTTTTACTGTGCATTTCAAAAACTCATCAAATGCAAGTATTAGTAGAAATTTTAACTATAGTGCGCTAGGATTTGGTAAAGGTGCTTAAAATTAAAGTAAAGTAATTTAGTTATGTCACAAGTTACAGACTATACAATAGCTAATGATACAGGAGCAAATGTAAGAAGTGATATAAATGCTGTTTTAGGTGCAATACAAACCTTAAATAGTGGCAGTAGTGACCCTAGTGCTAATGTAGCTTTTCAATTATCTGTTAATACAACTTCTAACCTTCTAAAACTTAGAAACGCAGCTAATAATGGCTATATAGAAATTGGTAATGTAACACAAGCAAATTTAGGTTTAGCACCATTAGCGGGTGCAACATTTACAGGTAAAGTAACCCATAACTATACATCTAGCCTAACTATTCCATCTGGTACAACCGCACAACGTGATGGTAGCCCTGCTGTTGGTATGTTTAGGCATAACTCAACATTAAATCAGTTTGAAGGCTATAACAATGGTGCATGGGGTGCGATTGGTGGCGGAGCAGGTGCTACTGGTGGCGGTACTGATGAAGTGTTTTTTCTCTCAGATACAAATGTAACTGAAGATTTTACAATACCTTCTGGTAAAAATGCACATACTGTTTCTCCAATAATTGATAGTGGTAAAACTGTAGTTGTGTCTGCAGGTAGTTTATTAGTTATACTGTAATTATGGCATTAAACATTAACGGCACTACTGGTATTTCTGGGGTTGATGCTAGTGTTTCCGCACCAGCCCTAACTGGGACAGACTCGAATACTGGTATTTCATTCCCCTCTGCTGACACTATTAAGTTTTCAACTGGTGGTGTTGAGAGAATGTCTATAACAAATAGCGGTGTTACTGGTGTATCAGGGGGTAAAATTCTACAATTTGTTTCTGTAGATATTACATCTACAACAAGTTGGGCTACAACAAGTTTTGTTGATATTAGTGGTTTAACAGCAACTATAAATGGTGTATCAAGTGGAAGTAAAATAATTGTAGATTTTAACTTGGTTTTAGGTCGTTCACATGATACGCATTATTTTTTCAAATTATTTAGAGATAGTACATTTCTTCCAGCTTATAGTGGTGCTTCATTAACTTTTAACCATTATCCTTACATATCTTCTCCAACTTATGAGTTTATAAGTACCAATTTCAGATTTGTTGACACACATGGACAAAGTGCAGGTGCAAATATTACATATAAATTACAGGGTGCAAATGAAGGAAGCTCTAATTATGCTCAATATTTAAACAGGAGAAATTATAATTCTACACAAAGAGGCTCAAGTCTAATGACGCTTATGGAGGTTTCAGCATGAGTTTAGATCACGAAGCTATTTACAAAGCATACACTGGAACAATTGTATGTATTAATGACGATCTTGGTGCTTTTGATAAGAATGGAAATAAAATTACTTTAGAACAAAGTAAGATAGATGCTGCACGAACCACACTAGACGCTGAAGCAGCAGCAATAGCATATCAATCTGTTAGACAACCTTTATATCCATCTTTGGGAGATTTTGCAGATGCTATGTATTGGAATAGTAAGGGAGATTCTAGTAAACTAACAGCATATTACGCTGCCTGTGAAAAGGTAAAAACTGACAATCCAAAGCCTAGTTAACCATGACAGCAAAGATTAAACTAAACGCAGCATCAGGTGGTGGGTCTTTCAGCATACAAGCACCATCATCATCTAGTAATAATAGAGTTATAACTTTACCTGATATTGCCGATGGAACTTTACTTACAAATCAAAGTACTGGATTAGGAAAAATTTTACAAGTTGTTCAAGGTTTTCACAGTTCGGCTGTGACAGATACCTCTGGAAGTTACACAGATACAGGTTTAACAGCAAGTATTACAACATCTGCTTCTCATGCAGGGGTCTTAGTTATAACAAATCTTGCCATGGGAGCGACAGCAAATAATGGAGGTGATGCTTATGTAGGTTTTAATATAGTGCGAGGCTCAACGCAACTACGAGAAGGTATGGTTGGAGCATTTGAAGACAATTTAAGTGGACATACCCACGTTAAATATTGGCAGCCTGTTATGAATTTTTATGATACTGGAACCTCTGCTTCAACAACTTATACCTATAAGTGTCAATTTAAAAAGTTAAGTGATGCAGTTAACGCATTTGCTCAGAATGCAACACAGGGCTATAGCTATATTCATTTATTGGAGATTGGATCATGAATATAAGTACTTTCGATGCTATTTATTCTTTAAGACCAGGAGCAAAGTATGTACTTCGAGGTGAAGCATTAGAATGGCAAGATAGCTCTCAAACTGAGCCAACAACTTCTGAAATAACAGCAGAAAAAGAAAGGCTTACAAATGCAGAACCCATGAGACTGTTAAGAATCGAAAGAGACAATAGATTGGCAAAGACAGATTGGAGAGCTAGTTCTGATTTAACTTTATCAACAGCTTGGAAAACATATCGTCAAAGTTTGCGTGATTTACCTTCTAGTGCATCGCCAAAATTAGATGCAAATGGTAATTTAGATATGACCACTGTTACCTTTCCAACTGAGCCTAGTTAATTATGTCAGAGATCAAGGTAAATTCGATAAAAGGGGTAGGAGCTAGTGCTGCTGCTATAACTGTCAACAATACTGATGGAACGTGTACTGCCAATATTACTAATAATTTAAGTAATAAAAATATCATAATTAATGGATCAATGATTGTTGATCAAAGAAGCAATGGTAGCTCTGCTGATACAACAGGTGTTAGTTATATTAGTTGTGATCGCTTTGGTGCTGCTTATGCAGCAGCATCTAAGTTTACAATGCAGCAAGTAGCTTCAACTTTAGCTGGTTTTGAAAAAGCACTAAAAATTACAT